GAATGCATCTCCTGTATTGAATACAGGGGCAGTCATGGCATCGACATCAAGAGCATCGATGAACTCATCAGGGTCTCCACCACTTGTTCCTACGTCAATGACGAGCGAGGTTGTACCTGCAAATGCGACACTTTCGTATACACCAGCAAGTTCAACTGCACCACCTGCAGGAATAGTAGCGATGGTCAACTGACCACCATTACCGATTGTTTGTAGATCTTCGTAAGTAGCGGTGTATACATGTGTAAAACCTCTACCTGCTTCATTATTTGATAATTCTGACATATCTTAAATCTCCTTGTTTTAAGTGTTATTAATTAAAGTAACCGTGAGCAACAGGTGACAAACATGCCAATCCAGCTACTACGTCTACAAAACCTCTGCGACCTCCACCTTGATTCTCAAGCTCAGTTACAGACTCAGCTTTCAAGGACATCATGGATACATACTCAGGATCAATTAAGAGTCCTGCATCTGCGTCAACTGCGTCACTTCCGCTTGTTCTGTTGATGAACAAAGAAGGAACAATAGCCACATTTCCAAAATCACCTTCGTAGATATTAACTGACAAAGTAATTTTCTTGGAATCAGCGTCTTGATTAACTGTATAAGTTCCGTTAGTAGCTGCAAGCTGACGGGAGAAGTTTGAGATTTCCTTCTTGAGGCTTGGGCCTGCAAGTAAGGTCAACTGTCCACCAGGCATTCCGTTTGCTTCGTAGAGTTCTTGAAGAACGCTATTGAAGGTTGTCTCGGTTTGCGTACCTGTTGTGTCATTAGCAACATTTTGTGCGAATGCAGGAACGTCAGAAGGTTGTCCACCTACTCCAAGCCATTTTAACATGCCTCGTGTTTTGTAAGGTGCGCCTGCTCCAGCGTCTGCTTGACGATCTTGTGAAGAACAGAATGCAGATTCTATACTGCGTTTTACATTGCGTACTGCTTTAGACTCAGCGTTTGCAAATTCTGATGCGACACCAGCACTGTCAACCATCTCTTGCAAGTCAGATACCATGAAGGTATCACGGAACTTCTGAATGTAATTTCCGATTCTAGCCCGGTCAGCAGACTGATTTTTAAAAGCAGTAACATCTTCACCTTCTTCAATTCCACCAAACTCAGGTGAGTTTAATTTATCGACTTGATATTCAAAGAATGTCCCTGTTGCTTTTCCCTTTTTCATCAATGAAACAAACGGTGTTGCCTCAGGTTCTAAAACTGAAATAATATCAGTTAAATCTTCACGATTACCACTCGTATTGTAGGTAGTACTCTTAGCCATATCTATATCCTCCTATTTTATTTTAAATTATTATTTAGCGATTGCTCGCTTTAGTTTTATGTAATTTTGGTAGTCTGCGATATTGCCAGATTTTTCAAACTTGGCATGAGCCGCTTGTATAGCTTTCTTATGTTTACTTCCCTCGGATCTTGGTTTACTTGCACCTGCTTCTGCCGATGCGACAGGTGCAGTTGGTTTCTTCAATTTCTTCGGTTGACCTGCATTGGCTTGCTTTGCTTTGACTGCCTTTAATCCTTCAACCATAAGCCCAAGTGCAAAGTTACTATTGGGTAGGTGGTCAACTAAAGGCTTGTAAAGCGGACTTTGTTTTACCTGCATGAATAATTTGTAGTCCTCACTTTCTCCATCACTTAGGAACTCGAAAGTTTGGGCTGCTTGTTGGTCAGATTGTTGACGTTCCTGTATCCACTTCTGTCTTGCTGGAGCATCTTTGCGAAGGATCTTTTTTGCATTCGCTTTAATTCTCTTTAAGTCAGCTTTAGTGTAAGTCTTGTCTCCATCCTTAACCACATATTCATTGCCAGCGTCATCATACTCGACTTCGTTTTCTATCCCTTCATCTGCCCATTCTATAAGCGTGTTAAGGTTCTCAACTTCTTTAGCAAGTGCGTTGATGTCATTGACGTTATGCAGTGCATTATCCTTGAGGAATGCAGGTTGTTCAGCAGGCACGGGTGCTTGCTCAACTTGTTGCTGGAGTTCTTGGTTTTCAGCAAGCAACGCTTTCTTCTGGGCGGTAAGCTTTCCAAACCGCTTAATTGCAGAAGCATTTAGATGCTTGGCTAATTCCTTAGACTCCTCCTCAGACAATGAATCTAAATCCAGGTCTTTAAACTTTGAAAGAACATCTGAAGGTTGTACGGGCGGCTCAGTTGATTCCTCTTCTGATTCATCCGGCTCTTCAGCAGACTGATCCTCTGATTCTTCTTCCTCTGTAGATTGTGCAACAGATTTAGATTCCTCTTCGGTGGTTTCAGTTTCCTCGCCTTGGCGTTTCTGCATCAAACTTGATGCAAGTTCTGCCATTGTAAGGTTACCTTCCCCTTGCGTTAAACTATCAACAGAATTTTCGGAGGATTCTGAGACAACCTCATCAATTACTTCTTCCATAAGATCAAGGCATAAGTAGCCTAGTGTAGCAAAATGTAGTTAAGTATGGCAAAAATGGCAACAAAAAACCCCCTGCGACCAACCCCATATAAGCCGCAGAGGGTATAATGTAACCAACTACTATACTACTAATATGACATGTATCACAAAATTATAGCCTATAAAAAGAGTCCAACTCCTCGTCTATTGCCTCAAGCTTTCCACACATCATGTAATGTCTATTTGTGGAGTCTACAATAGCCTTGGTCTGTAATTGACGAATAACTTCCTCACGCATTGCTTCTCGCATTTCAATATACTTCTTAAAGTGCGGATCGTTCTTCAACATAGACAATGCCTGCATTGCCTCATCAGCGTCTATCTCGTGGTAAGTTTTTCTTTTTTGGGGACTCATTGTGTGTGTTTAAAAATTTCTCCTAGTATAAAAAATAGCGTGTCTAGTATTACTTCACGCTCGATGAAGAACATGACCAGCAATATGATCCAATACACTTCTCGTTGCAGATGGGACACATTACTTACGCTTCCTTGCTGTCTTAGCTGCTTTCTTAAACGCCTTTGCAGTTGGCGCGCCTTTTGTTCCAGGCTTTCTCATCTTCTCTTTACTTCCACCTTTGATACGCTTTCTTTTAGCGTGTATGTTTTTGTATAGACTCATCTAACAATCCCATGCTTTGCGTGACCAATAATTGGCACTTAGTTTATTTGTTTTACCTTTAATACCACCTGACCTTGCACAGTAGCTCTTCTTGCGTGCTGGTTGGTTTTTCTTAATGGACATCTTTGGATCTCCAAAGCGTACAAGTTTTACATCATCTCCCTGCTTAGCAAGGACTGCAAACTTCTTTGACTTACCTGGCGTACGCTTTGGTTTGTTGTAACCGCTAAACTTTTGACCTCGGTAGGTAATCATTTTCTTTTTCGTGCTTTTTTCTTAGCAACCTCAGAGAGTTCTCCAAAATGAAATAAAGGCTTACTTGTTTTGCCATGTGTCTTTCCTGTATGGAGTTTTCCGTTTGGCATTTTATGATAACCTTTATCCCAAGTTTTTCCGTCTCTGAGATAATGTTTAGCCCCTTTTGCCATTATTTCTTTTTTCGTTTACCTATTTTTTTCATAGGTTTCTTTTTCATTCCATATCCTGGCATAATATTATCCTCCTGTTGGTGCTGCTCCTGTTGTTCCAAATTGTGTGGGTGCTGCTCCCAGCCTACCAATCTCAGCGTTTTGTTTTTGCTGAACTTGCATCTGTCTTTGCTGCATGTAGTTCTGTATACGCTCTTGTAAAGCAGGATCTTGTTGTACCTTTTGTGCCACATCTGGTTGAGCTAACCATTGCTGGAACACCTGCAACTTCATCTCGTGGGCATCATTTGGTTTAACATTGGGTGGTACACCAGCATAGATTTCTGCAATGGTCTGTCTTTCTTCATCCATTGCTTTTTGCGATGCGGTTTCCTTAGGAAGCATGATACTTTCCGCAGCCCCCGGTAAAATCTGTCCAACTGCAATCTGTAATAAACGCTCTGTATCCAGCGTACCATTCTTGTCGAGTTGTGCCCCAAGTTGTGCAATTGCTTTTACACGCTCAAGCATTTGTTCTGGGTCTTGTGTCGCAGCATCAAACTGCATGTAAAAATCAAATCGTTCACTAGGACTACCCTTGGCATACTTCTGCATGTCTTGCATACCTGTGACACGAAAGTATTCTTGGTCAGGCCCATACTGCTGGTAAAGTGAGTATACTTGATCAAGCACAAGCTTTAAGTGATGAAATACTTTATCAATCACTTCTTGTTGCTTCATCTGTGCTTCCACAGGATTTACTCCTGGTGCGTTTCTGCCGAAGTATCTATCTGCTTGCTCTTGTATGTATCTGCGAAGTTCAACATTTACACCTGACCCACGGGGTGTGTCTGCAAATCTTACTTCACCAGGCAGTCAATCGCTGCATCTGTTTCGACCTTGAGTACCTGCTGAAGGCTTTCAATAAGCTCCGGGTATGACCTAGACGAGTATAATTTTTTGTCTGTTTTTTCAAGTGTTGTAACTACAAATGGATATTTCCCATGCTGATAATCCAAAAGTTGATGCTTGGCATAAAGATCAGGTATATTGGCATGGTAGATCGTGCAGAAAATACCTGGCACATTATCCTCATCCAATAGTCTTTGATAACAGTACACAATTCTAACAAGGCTATTATCATCACTTCTTGTAAACTCATCATTCTCACGCAGTTGGTAGATATTCTCATCTGTATCCTCGCCCTGCCCTGCAAGTTCAATCGCAGCATCTACAAACTCTTCTGACCATTTTTCAGTACTAATTTTAGACCTTAATTGCTCTGGGGTCATAGATACCACATGGAACATGTATGGTGCTTCCTGTGGATCTATACAATAGCTTGGCCAAAATACATCCTCATCTGGTGCAAGTGCTTTGATCTTTGGTCTGCTTACAACTTGGCGTGTTACAGGTACTGTGGTTTCTCCATCCTTACGCATTTCCTTTAACATTGCCCGTGCCTTGGACTTGCTAATATCAAATTGTGTTTTAAGTGCCTCACTTAATTCCTCGTCCATACTGCCATCCTGTATAGCTCCGGCAATCTGTGGAAGTGCTTGGGCAATCTCTTCAAGCTTAATGGTCTGTTGTTGCTTCAGTTCTTGATTCTCGTACCAAGCATAATGAACCATCATACCTTTTTCAAAAAGATGATTTAATCCAAGTTCAATCTCAGGATAGAACTCCTGCATCTTAGAATTAATTAACCAGCGTAAAAACATGGATACCACATTGGCACGTTCCACATCACTTGATTCTGTGGGTGTGGCTACAATGTGACCACGTCTAATTGCATTCATTGACATTGCCACTCGGCAAGTAATCAATTCATCTGCCATGCGAACTTCTTGATCGCTTGCACCAACCCAAGGAAATACCTCACCTGTTGAATGCTGGTTGGCATACTTCTTAAAGTCATCACTCTTGCCTGCCCATAAGCAATTACGAACATCGTAATCTCGTTGTCTACGATCTAACCATTCACCTAAGTCACTTTGTGTACGCTTGAAAGCTTCACTAAGGTAGGCAATGTCAGGCTCTTTGGAGACATATAATAATTCTGGATCGCTTGCAGAGAGCATAGTGTAGCATAAAGCTACATTAGCCCCCTTATGTAGTCAACTTAATAACCACCACCACCTGTGACCTGAATGTCACGATGGGTGATATGGTCTGCGCCACTTACAAATAGGTAACGCAAGCAATCAATTTGGTCAGAGAAGTAATCACTCTTGGATTCTCCAGCATATTCAAGCATGGAAGATATTGTATTCTCGCAGTGATCAGAGAAGTAAAGCTTGGGGCAATTCTTGTCTGTCATGGGTTCTGTATCATCCCAGCTAAGTGCATCATTGATCTTGGCAATACCTGAGTCTATGGACACACCTGGTGCAGCACGCATCACAAATCCCATGTTGCTCATGGTATTGATTATATTACTTTCCCCTTCCTTGGTACGCACTGTGGCTGCACCCATTCGTGGGTCAACTATTCGCTCAAATATTTCCTCACCTTCCTCTTGTGCTTCAAAATAGGATAAGTAGTCTGAATACCCCCATCCTAGAGGACGTTGTCCAGGGCCAGGTTTACCCACTGCTTTACCAGCACCATTAATATGTGGAATTGCCCATGCTCCCATTGTACTGTCTGGGAACTCACGATAGATGTATATCTTCTTATCCTTCGTCACACCTGCCCATAATCCAACCCAAGGTTTACTACCACCCGGATCGCAAATAAAGTAACGTGTTACATTTACAGATGGATCAAGGACAAAAGGAATCTTGCTATGTTCTA